GCTTCTCTGCTTGCAAGAATGACAATCGCTGATTTTGCGGCACAACAGAAATGCGCCCCTCAAAATCCAAAATGTCCTTCAGAAGCTGATCAGCCTTGTCGCCAGCCCTGCCGCTCTCAAGAAACTTTGTAGCTCGATCAAAGTCAACTTTTGGCAGCGGCTTAGTGTTGGTTTGCTCGAACCGTGAAATAGTGTTGTCTACCTCACTCGCCAACGTGTTCAGCTTTTCTTGCACTGTCGCAACCATTCGGCTTGGTTGTCGGGACGATCCAAGCTCTCCACTTAGCAACAATTCATCCAAGTTGCGTTTTGCAATAGTTTCGGCTTCCGCTGCTTTTGTTGTCGGCGGCAGATCAATAAACGCCTCATTGATCGCTGCGTTCTCTTCTGGAATGGTAGTGCCAGCTCGCGTAGCAACTTTTTGGTAATCGCTTTGCCGCGCTCCAATAGAGCTACGGCGCATACGCATACCCTCTTGTATAAGACGTGGTCCCAACCGACTAAGCGCAGCACCTAAAACAGAACCGCCACCACCAAGTATGCCGCCAAGTTTTGCGCTACTTTCTATGGCTTGCGCTCGCTCCATTGGCGAAACGTCGCTGCTCAAAGCGGCAGTCGTAGCGCCTGTTCCAGCGCCAACCGCTGCGTCAATCGCAACCCGCCCTATCGGACCCGCTGCTTGTCGCACTTGCTGCAAGCGACGGATGCGATCAATCGGGCTTGCAAAAGATGCAGCGACCTCACTCACTGGAATACCTAAAATAGTGCCCCCAGGAACACTAGCTGCGGCTTCGCGGTACAACTCTTTACGCGCCTGTAGTTCCTCTTCTATTCTACCAAGCTGCGTTTCATACGGCACACCAGTAAGCAGCGAACTTAGTCCTGCGTAAGTTCGTGCTGTCGCAGGAGTAAATGCGCCCAACGTCAAAACATCAGCGGTGCTTCCCAAACCGCCTTGCAATGTTTTAAGCAGCAACTCGCCACGGCTTAATGGCGCTGGCGTTTCATTTGTTGGCGTAAGCAGATCGCCAATTTGCTGGCGAGTAGACCGAGCAAAAAAAGTAGAAGGATCATATGTTAAGTCGGCAGCAGTCGGAGTTGCTACTGCACTTGCCGAGCGATCAGCATCAGCCATTGCCAAAATTTCTTCGACCGTTGCCATACTATTGCCCCAACAACTCGTCTATTTTGGCTTGTGCTTGGCGTTTGGTTGTTTCAGACACTTTGGGATCACTCAACAAAGATTGTAGCTGCTGAATCTGCCCTTCAAGCACATCAGTACGACCTGCGGCACCAGCCTTAGTCTCTGTACTTGTTCGCGCCTCCCTGGTGCCCGCAAAATAATCCTTCCAGTTAATGCGATCAGGATTGTAGGTTCCGCCAACAAAAACTTCAGCCTCCTTGTAAGCGTTCCACAATTTGTCTGCGCCTACAGCATCGCCTTTGTCTTGCACATATTGCTCAAGGAAGTCAGCATAATCGCGTTCAAGTTCAGCACGTAACGCCATGCCTTTAATTAATCGAGCGTTTTCTTCTGGCGTATTTTGGCTCGATGGTCCTGCGCCGATAAGCATCTTGTTTTCGTATTCGCTTACGCTTCCAGGTGAGCGACCAGCCTTAACAATGTCAGGACGTATGCTGTCCAACAGTTTAGTAGCTGCCATCTTCTCAGCTTGTGTCTTGCTGCCAAACGCTGCCGCAAGGTAACTGCCAGCCTGTCGGGCTCCTGGCATTAAGCCGCCAGTCTCGCCAGCTTGAGTCAAGGCTTCGGCAGCAGTAGCACTTAGTCGCTCATACGTGGCTGATGTTTCACGCGACTGCTCAATCTTCTTAAACGCAGCAGCATTTGCGGCTTTCTCTTGTGTCAAACGCTTGTCAGCTTCCTCAGAAGCCTTATTAGGCGTAAGACCCATCATTATGCCCTGCTGAATGTACTCATTCCGGCGCTCGTTGTAAGTCTTTTCAATGCCAGGGAAGATGCTCGACTTGCGCTCTGCCCCAGGAGGGCTAGCAAAGTATTGTGGCATTTCACCTAACACATCCTCATACCCTGGAGGTATTCTTCCCTGTCGTACAACCTCTTTCAGTAATTCACCTTGAATCTGTTGTTTAAGCTGCTGTTCTGGCGTCTGTCCGGCACCAAGCATGTCCTCGTAGCCAGGTGGAATATAACCAGACCGCACCCGCTCTAGCAGAAGCTGCTGCTTTAGCTTCTCTTCGTTTTGCTTTTGCAACATTTCATTTTCAAGCAAACGCAGCTTTAACTCAGTGCCAACCCGACCCAACCGCTCATTTCCAGGCTGTGCAATCAGCGCATCAAGTTCCTCTGCTGTTTTAGCTTTCAAGCCAGCAGTAATAAGCGGCTGCATCATGGCTTGATCTTCTAGCGCCTGTTGTCGCGCTTGGTAGCCAAGCAACGCTGTGGTCAATACCGATCCCAAGCCAATAGCCAAGTTGCCCCAAGGATTGCCATACGGGTCAATCATGTTGGGAATGTTTTTCTGTATGGTTAGCGCCGCAGCTCCATACGGAGTTTCAATCGGCGTAATCGGCAACGCTAGGAGTGCTTGTGCAAGACTGTCAGCCATATTTACCGTAGATAATAGTTAGACACGCCAGCACCAATGCCCTGAGCAAAACCGCCAATAGCAGCGTTCCACGGGCTTGGCTGCCTAGGTTGCTGATAGCCTTGCGCTAGTTCCATCGCTGCAACATCACGCGCTGCTTGTGCCTGAATTTGTGCCGCCGTCACGCTAGAGCCACCGCCCAGACGCGCTGCGGTAATCTGCGCTTGCCGATTAAGCTCTGCTTGCCTTGCTTCCGCCTCAGTGCGATACGGCAATGCCCACAGGTTTTCCGTCGCTGAATACTGCTGGAACGGCAACATCGCTGCTGCACGTCCCTGCTCAAAGCCCTGCTGCTGGTATCCTGCGCCAAGCTGAAACGCTCCTGCCATAGCGGATTGCCTTGCTTGGTTTTGCGCCTCTTTCAATGCACGAAACTGCGCCTGATAGCCTTCGCTGTTGGGATCAATCCCTTGCTCAAGCATACGCTGCTGAAACTGCATGTCTTGCCGCTGAAACTCTGGACCCATCGTGCGCTCAAACTCGCCCATGACGGACTCCCTGGCACGCTGCATTTCCTGGCTAAACGGCTGCTCGTATCCTACAAACGGCTGGTTAGGGTTGTAACCCATAGCGTTTGCAAACATCTGGTTTGTAAAAGCTCCAACGTCAGAGCGAAGCTCATTTACCTGCTTGTCGCTTGGCAAGTTGCGAAACTTAGCCTCATCGCTGCCAGCTACAGCGCCCGGTATGCCTGGTGTTTTATCGCGGCGACGATTCTTGCGCTGTGTACCACCGCGCTGACCGGGCAAACGCTGTACCAATTTGCCAGACGAATCACGATAAATTCCCGGCGATACCCGCGTGTACTGTTGAGGATCCTTAGCTAGAGCGCCTTGCTTTGCCATATTAAACCTGTCCACCTAAATCGTATCGTATTTCAAAGCCAAACAACTGTAACGGAGTATTTTTAATGCTGCCGCCGAAACGAATGGCAGCACAATGTCCCTGACCCTTTACAGCAAACCGATCAAACACGTACTCCACATCGGTAGACCAAGGGCTGCCCCACGCAGAGCCCCAAGGCGTAAATACACCCGCACCTGTAGTTACTGTAGTTACGGTTGAAGAACGCTTGAAGTCCGTGTCCAATCCAAGATTAAGCGTCAAACCACGCTTGCCGCGCATTAAAGGTCGTATGTCCTTAAACGCTTTGTAGTTGCCTCTGCTGCCATAAAACGAGAAAGCCATACGCGCAGAAAACTCAATGGACTCACCAACGCCATCGGTAGCGCCATCTGAATAGCCTGTTTCGCCCTTGTAAATGATGCCAGTAGCTGAACCGTAGAAAGGCAGATCCAAAAACTTACAACTGCTGCAACAGTGTGCTCCAACCTTTAGCGCGAACTGTGCCCATGCTTTAGTGTCAAGCGACCAAACCAGTAGCGTTGCAGTCGTGCCGCTGTCTGGCAGCATGATGTAAATCCGTCGTCCAGCCGCCCAGAAAAATCCGTTCCATCGCTCGCTTAAAGAAACTTGCGTAGCATACTGCGTAATGAGCGGATTGATCGGTCTGCTTATAGTATCCGACGCTTCCTGTGGGCTTTGGCTAAACAACACAGAAACAGGCACCACTCCCTGCTGTGTAATGATCAACACATCCTGGTTTACACGGACGTAAGCGCGAGGACCGAGCGGCTTGCCAATTATGAAATGCGCTACTAACGACCAGTTTGGATCATCTGGCGAGTATCCACTATAAAAAACAATCTCGCCCTCACTGGACACCGCCATGAACAAGTCTTCACTTGTCACATTTTTTTGATTCGTAAAGCTACCAGTAAAAAGAAGATAGCCGCCGCGACGGAATATGTATTGAAAGTCATAGCTTTTTAGGACGGCACTACCCGACACGAGCGTTGCACCAGCCGTAGCGTGGTACCACATTTTACAAGTACCGCCCTCTACCAAGTACAGTCGCTCACGGTAGCTCGCTATATTGACTAAGTTAGTCAGCGTATAGCCGCCGCCACCAACGCTAATATTTGCCGCTAAACCAGAACCCGTATAAACCTGCGGCGCATCACCACCACTGTTTGCTAAGTAAATGTTTCCCGCAAATAATTCCTTGTTCCAGTAACCTGAAAGGTACCCACCAGCCTTGCTAATGTTGGTGACTGCACCCGCATCGTCAATGGAAAACAATGCTGTTTCTTGTGCGGCGATAAGCTGCGCTGTCCCATCTTTCAATGGGTACTCGTGCATGAAGTAAATAGGTGATGCCGTACCTAAGTCAGCAAACGTCTGGTACCCAAGGCGAACGGTGGGAGCCCCTGCGCCTGGGAAGATGTTTACTAACTCAAGTGCTGCTGCCGGTTCCATGCCGTCAATAGGGCTGACCAGGTCGAGCCCTAAAGACGGTGGTGGCATTGTTACACCTTGGTACGGCATCGAAATTTATTTTAGTGGGTAACGCCAAGGAAATTGCTGCCCGCCCTGCTGAAAGCCTTGCGCGACACCCTGGAGGGTTTGTTGTATTTGCTGCGCCTGTTGCGGCGTCATTCCTGCGCCGTAAGCTGGCGTGTTGCCATAACCTTCTGTAAAGCCCATCGGCATCGGCACTGGACGCTGCGGTATTGGCATACTCATGCCGCGACCAATGTAAACGTCTTCAGGAGGTGGCTGGTAATACTGAAACTGATCACGCGCAAAAGGCGAAGGCTGCAAGTTTTGCCACGGTGATTGCTGCTGATCGCGGCGTGGCTGGTTAGGCAACGCTTGCCCCTGCTGATTTACAAGCGATCCATCAGCACCGCGATACACGCCTGGGCTTAGACGCTCGCGTGGCATCTGTTGCATGTCACGCCGCAGATCCCTAATTGGCTGCACAAGTCCTGGCTGATCAGGATACGGGAACGGCTGGATACGTGCTATGCCGTCTCCTGGCATCGGTTGTGCCTTCATCTCATCCGGCAACATGCGCGGCATACGCTCCATGTTGTAGGTGTCCCGTCCTCTACCTTCAGGCATACCAGGTCCGAAACCCCACTGCCGCCCCGGCATCCTACCCAACGCAGAAGCAAGCCGACCGGCTTGGTTTGCTATCCTCCGTGACCGATTATCCATTGCCATACTAAGTCTCCTTACCGTAATTTAGCTCAAGTGCATCACGCATTGTCTTTGCGCGGCTTAACTCGCCCTGATCGTTTCGATACAAGCCTGGTGACACCCGCAAAATTTTGCCTTTTCCTGGACGCTCGATCTTAATTTGTGGCGCAGCGGCAGCAGCGTCCGGCGTAATACCAGCCGTAAGTTCTTTTGCGCCTGTGAGGTAGTAGTCGTACTGACTCTTGTTAATCCTATTGTCAGCAATAGCCTCGTCCAGTTTTAGCTTAATCTGGTCGTATGTGATGCCTTGCTGTTTCGCAAAATGCTGTGCGTTTGCCTTGCCTATGTTTGGATCATCGCCAGCGTTTGACACAGCAGCTCTTGCGTACCATGCGCTAACATCTGACGCTTTTTGTCCAACAAAACCGTATGCAGTAGCTAGTGCATCGGTAAGCAGCACCGTAGGGCTCCATGCGTTTGGATTAGCTGCTGCAATTTTGTCGATCTCTTTCCACTTGAGGTACGAGCCATCCTGACCAAAATCAAACTTGCTGCCATCAGCAAGTGTGCCTTGGTATTTGTCGTCAAGGATGTTTCCTTGCTGCAATACATCTCGGATGCTATCGCGCATGAATTGCGCTTTGCCTTTCTTGCTGCCAAAAAACTTTGAACCTGCATAGCCAGCTAAAGCGCCAACAGCCATGCCTACAGGACCAAGCCAGGAGCCTAATTCCATACCAAGTAACGCGCCTGTCATTACAGTGCCAGCACCAATAGCTAGACCGCTCGTCGCCCCGCCAATAGTTGCTTGTGTATCGCGCTGACTACCTGCCGCCTGACTCCCTGTTTGTTCTGCTGTTTGGTAAGCACCGTAACCACCAGCCGCAAGTGCAACAGGACCAAGATAATTTAATGATGAAACACCGCTTGTCTGCGCTGCGCTGCCTTCTGCTGCACCGCTACTTGCAAGTGTACTTGTGCCGCTTTCCGCTAATGAAGTCCCAACTTCTGCACTTGGAGCTATAATTGTGCCGCCGTTTGCTGAAGTTCCAATAGCAGTATATCCAGCAGGAACACTTGCCCCGGCTTCTATAGTGCTCGTTGCAACAGGAGCTATGGCTCCACTGCCGGAACTAAATAAGCTAGGTATCTGTGATGCTGCATAACTTCCCGCCATAATTCCTGCCGTCTGACCTGCTACTGCGGCGAGATTGCTTTTAGCAGCAGCACTCTGCTGCTCCTGCGCCAACTGTTCTTTAGTTTTTGGCGGTCCATACGCTGCACTTGTTGCCTGGTATGCCTCATACGGACTAACGCCTGAACGGTACAGAAACAGGTAATAATCCATCGGCTTCATGCCGCTTTGCGGCGGTGGAATGTTTGCCATGCTAAATCCAAGTTCCAAACACAACTACGTTGTTTCGCGCAAACTGGCTGCCTCGTCCGTAACCACCTGCGTAAATTACTTTGCCAGGATTCTGCCGCGAAAAGTCCTCGTTTAACTGCGTCTGGTAGCGCGGCTGTATGCTGTCTAAGCCGTGAATCTCCGCAAACCGCTCTAGCACTCCCAACTCTAACGTGCGCTCATTAAAAATGCTTACGTCCGAGTCAGCTAGAAATTCCTTGTATGGACCGGAATAATACGTCCACGTAACACCGCCATCACTTGCGGAGCCGCTAGTATGTGTTGGTGCAGTCGCGCCGCTAGTGCCACCAGCCGCTGTTGTGTAGTAATTGCCATTGTAGAACGTGTACGCATTGGCATCATACGCTGTGCCAGCCGCCCAAGTCGCAGGTCGCACACTACGATCAGCTATGTACTCAAAAATGATTGTCTGTCCGGCTACTGCGGCAGTTGGCGTAGGGTAAATGAGCAACTGATTGTTGCTGATCCCACGAAGCTGAAAGCGGGTATAAATAGTTGTGTTAAGCCCGTAGCCTTGAGTCTCCGCATACTCCTGCGGCGTCATCGGACCGATAACACGCCAACGGGTCGAGCTGTTCCAAAATGTTTCGTACAGGTAATAAGAAAAGGCGGCGGGTAGCCCGTACTGAGACTGACCCGCCACCAAAGTAATTGATCCGCTCGCATACATGGAAGTCCACGGATACTGATCCGCCATTTCCTGGTTTATGCGATTCGCCAGCGTGCGAAGCTGTTTTGTTGTCGTTTCCGTTGAAGCAGTAATGTTTGACTCGACAGTGTAGCCAGCTTCATTTGCAACATTGGTAACGACAGTTAAAAGGCTCATACTTTTCTAGGTCGCCCCCTTCGCTTTACTGGCTCTGTCTCAGGCAGAGGTTGTCCGTAATCGACAATCTCTTCCTCCATAGGCACCACAGAACGGATCACCTCCTTTCTTGCCGAGCGCATGTCAGTGCCCTCGTTTGCCTCTACCCGCTGCATAAGCAGCTCAACTTGCTGCTCTAGCTTCTCTGTCCTTCGCTGCTCTCGCTCAAGCTGCTGCTTTAGTGCAGTAACTTGAAACTGCGACGAGTTTGCAGACTCAATCCAGTCCTTTGCGATCTTTACGAACTTTGACAGTGTGCCAAGGCGACGTTTAACGTCGTCCGTAGTCTCTGCCAACTGCTCAACCGTCTTAAAACCCATGTGCTGCAATTCACGCAATGCAGTACCGTTGAGTGGCGTCCACTCTTGCAGCGGTGTTCCGCTTTCAATCGGCACATTGCCTGATTGAAATGCAGCGTACAGCTCTGGGTACTCCTGCATATCGTGTGGCTCTATACGCCTTACGGTTTCATCTCCGCCTGGGTACTGAATAGAAATGCTAGGAATCTCGTCAAACACCGGACGACCTGCCGCAAGCGTTTTCTCGCGGTTTTCCTGGTAAGCGTTAAAAAACTTTACATTAGCGCCGTGGTATCGCTTTCTGCGGTTCTCGCCGCCGTTCATGAGTGATTGCCAATCAATGTGTGCCATTTGCTGTCTCCCTTAAAGACACGTTTACGCAATGGTTACACAGAATGTTGGTTTCTACTAGAAGGTTCATGCGCCCTCCAAAACATCGAGACGCTCGCGTAGCTGTGCAATCTCAGCCTCAAGAAGGCTTATTTGCTGCTTTTGCCTTTGCACTATTGGCAAAAGAACAACGGCAATTCTGTCGTAAGCAACGCCATCCGGTACCATTTCAACTTCCGACACTTCAGGAATAAGCGCATACGCGACAAGATTGGGAGCAATTTGTGCCACCTCTTCAGCAATCAATCCTATGAAAACATTTTCAGGGGGATCTCCCGCCGCTAATGACTTGTATTGTACGGCTCGAAGGTTATCAACAATGTGCTCTGCATTTACTTCGGCTAGAGTTTGTATGTCCGTTTTGTATCGTAACGAAGACGTGCTTTTTGCAAGTCCTCCACTGCTGCCAAATACTGCATTTGCAGAACTGCTAGTAGTTGCAAGATTGTTAAAAATAACTCGATCCGCTGTTGAGCCGGGAGTCAGGTTAATGTCAGTGCTGGAGGTGATTGCGTTCGTATTGATCGTGAACGTGCCACCACAAGTTATGCCACCTGTCGCGGAGAGGGTGCTTGAAGTCGAGATCGCTCCCGCCGACGATATTGCAGCAAGTACAGTCCCAGAGCTGTTTTGTGCTTCAAATATGTTTGCTGTCTGCGACGCAGCAGCTTTAACGATGAGACCTTTCACCGCTGCGCCGTAGGAGGTTACTTGGAGAGATCCGCCTGGAGAGGTTTCGTTTATACCACAATTTCCAGAGCTAAGTCCGGTGATGTTTCCACCGACTCCGCTGACTCCACCGTAGCCCCAACTTACTTTGAGTCCGTTAGCCCCGGCTGCGGCGTTGGTTCCAATCGCAATAGCGTAGGTTCCAGATACAGTTGAACCGTAGCCGAGTCCGATACTATAACCCTGACCACCGTTCCAAAGTTTCGGTCCGAAACCAGAGTTAGATGGGGTAATCGCTCCGTCTGTAGTAATCGCTCCAGCCGCGTACAGTGCTCCCCCATAGCCAACAGAGAAAATCGAAGTAGCGGAGCTGTTTTGTGCCTCAAGCAAATTTGCCGTCTGTGAGGCTGCTGCCTTTACAACTATTCCCTTACGAGCAGAATTACCAGAGGTGACTTGTAGCTGTGAACCAGGCGACCCTTCGTTAATACCAATCTGCCCGGTCAAGTTTTTTTGTCCAGCTATGGTTTGGGTGCCGGTTGTTATCACTCCTCTAGCACTAGCAGACGCATCTGGGAGATTGAACGTATGCGTGTTTGAACTTGAACTTACGGCAAAATCCGTTCCAGAGGTTCCTGTAGCAATCGTTTGAGTAGCGCCAGTTTGTGAATTGAGGCTAGTAATTCCTGAGCCAGCACTTTCTTGCAGCGTGACGATGCTCTCAACGCCGCTCTGCACTTTTTTGAAGAACAATTTGCCGTCGTAAACATTGACAGCTAACTCGCCTTGGTCAAGTTGCGTTGTGGTGGGAACGCTGCTTGCTGTAGTGCTACGGCGAATTTTGATTGTGTTTGCCATAAGAGAAAATATGCGGGGAGAGCTGTACTAGCCCCTCCCCGCTTACAACTAGAACGATCCGCAGTCAAAAACTACGTTGTCGATGGAACCGCCAGAAATGCTTACATTGTCCGAGTTCTGAGTCGAAATTGAACCAAGCGCCAATGTGCTACGTGCAGCACTAGCATCAGCGTCATCAACAAGCGAGCGTCCAAAGCTGGAGAAGTCTGCAACAGCAGCAGTCCCTGAGCCCGTGAAGTACGGCAGCTTGTCAGCGGCGCTAGTAAGACCAGCGAGCGCAGACAGGTTTGCCGAGTACGCCTGAACGTCACTTCCAATCGCAACGCCCAACGTAGTGCGCGCATCACTGGATGACGCATCATCAATAAGGCTGCGACCAAACGCTGTCGTCTCTACGAACTCTGCTGTGCTGGATGCGGAGTAACCAACTAGCTGGACAATACCAGCAGAGAAGGATCCCGACAGGTCAACAATGCTTTGCAGCTTTGCGCTGTATTCCTGAACATCAACACCCGGCTCAACTTCGAGAGCCTGTTGTGCGCCAAGAACCGTCGTAGCTCCAGTACCTCCGTTTGCTACAGCGATAGTTGATCCAGACCAGCTACCAGTAGTAACTGCGCCAGAAGCATCAACAACAAACACCGAAGCGCCAGTGTGATCAATAAACTTGATCGCCTCGCCAGTCGCGCCATTCGCCTTCTTTATGAGGACGGCTGGTGCGCTGCCAGTGTTGTAAACGTCAAAAGTGCCGCCAATGCCAGAACCTTCGCCAACGGTTGCGCCGTCAAGGAACGCCTTGCGACCACCAAACAACTGGTTCTGGTTGCTAACAAGACCGCGAACAGCATTGGTTGCATACGGAATGTTCAGCGTGTGAACACTTCCCGAAGATGACCAGTACGGAACTTCCTGTGTAGCATCCGTCCCAATCGCAAAGGTCTGCGTATCAACCGTCAGACCGTTGAGCGACACGATTCCGCTATCAGCAGGAGTTTCCCACACAGCATCGCCGCTGCTGTTGCGAGTGAGCACCTGTCCGTTGCTTCCACTGCTTGCCTGAGTTAGCGCGTTAATTGCCGCCTGTGCAGTTGTCTGCCCAGTGCCGCCGTAAGCGATACCTACAGCAGATCCCTGCCAGGTTCCTGAGCTGATCGTGCCAACGCTTGTGAGGGAAGATGACGTAACACCAGAACCGAGTGTGGTGCTGGTGAGAACATCAACATCATCGATCTGGAACTTCTTGCCGGAAGCAAGATTGAAGTGTTCAGAGCTTTCCCAAGCATCTGAAGCGTCGTACCAAACGATGCTCTTGTCGGTAGTTCCCTTGAGGATAATACCGCCGCCGTCAGCAGAAGCATCGCTAGGCGTAGCAACAACGCCCATCTCAATGTTCTTATCCTCAACCTCAAGAGTTTGAGTATTGAGTATGGTTTGGGTGCCATTCACAGTGAGGTCGCCGTTTACGACGAGATCCTCAACAGTAAGATCACCACCTGCAAGATTTAGGTCTTTGTTTGCATCGACTACAAGCGCCTTGCTTGCAGAAGCGGTGCCAGGAGTAACATCATCAAGCGTGTTAAGTTCAGCGGCGTTCGCTGTAACAGCGGTGCCGTTCAACTGAAGCGAGTTAATGTTTACCGTAGCGACAAAAGACTTATCGCCATCAACGGTTTGGTTGCTTGTCAGATCAACAAACGCGCCCGAACCGCCGATTGCGATGATTGTGTTTGCTGAAGTCGAGTTACCGCCTTGTCCGTAGTAGAGTTTTCCGTCTACTTCGTTAAACGCCAACTCTGCGTTAGCAAGACTCGCAGGTGCTCCAGCCGATCCTGTTAAGCGCCGCTTAATGCGAATTGTATTAGCCATTAAAAATTTCCCCCGTCTGTGACGTTACTCGTTACCCATGCGTCAAGCGCCACTGAAAATTGCAGACTGTCACCATTGACCAGCCCATCTTCTACAACCGGCTTACCCGCTATTGTTCCCTGAATACTAGACGACAACTCGACTGCAACTTCAGCAGCCAAGCCTAAACCCATTAGTTCTTGTGTGAGTGACATACCTACACAAAAAAGTGGGGGTCCGTACTGGCACCCCCGTGTTGCTTAATTTACAAGCAAGTAACCCGTTGACTTTAGCTCTACGGTACCAGCGCCCGTAAGGGTTGTAAGACCCACTACGTTTGCAATTTTGGTTGTAGAAGCATCATCAGCCACACCTGCTGTAGCAGTAGTGTTAAGATTAGCATCAGCAGCATACGAAGCCGCACACTTGCCCTTGATGCCTGTTCCAACTCCACCGCCGCCGACGCCGCCAACCCATACCCAAAGGTATTCATTGTCAGCAGCAGCAACCTGAGCAACGCCAACTTGCAGGTTATTGGAACCAGCATTAGTTGTTGTTAGCTCTACTGCCTGACCATCATCAGACAGCTTAACAAAGGCGTACTGAGCAACAGCACCATCAGCTTGCACGAAAAGAAACTCCTTCCGGGCAGCTTCCGAGAT